GTTGGCAGATTCACCAAGAAACTGTTCGGCAAGCGCGAGAAAACCAGGACATCAAACCAATTCACAGAACGAAACTAACAACAAACATGGATGGCCTGGAAAATTACTCCCGCTCCACCGCTAGGGGTGTCGCACCCCTACCCTTACTTCAGGCAGCCACATTGACGGCTGCCGACAAAAAAACCATAAAACTCGGGACAAAAAAACCAAAAAAAGTGTCAGACGTCTGCGAATCCTATACCGCTGTAGCATCCCATTTCCACAAGAGACTTGTTGATATGAGCTTTTCCATCTCAGCCGAATACAAAGGCGAAACAAAAGAAGAAATCCGGATGGGCCGTATCTGGTCCTCCAACTACACTGCCAATTGGTTGTTCACCCAAGGTGGGCATTTCCCCTCAAGCAAACTGGAGCTTGCCCCGGCATTTGCTGGCTTCAACCACGGCATGCAGGACCAAGCTGCAATGCGTGCGCTAGCGGCGCTGTCTGCTTCCCTGGGCAGCACCCAGAGAGAGACCATCCCCGATGACACTAGGGCAAGTGTCAACACACTGCTCACAACGAGGTTCCAAGCCACCAGGATGCTGCTCCGCATGGCTGCACTTTGGACCGCAGCCGCCATTGCAGAAACGGGTGGAACACAGCTGCAGCTGCACTCCAACGGGGATGACCGCACTCCTGCCCACATCGGCGCACTCGGTGACTTCTCAATAGCGGTTACAGCCGCACAACGCCAGGGAGTGCAGCCACTCTTTGTACATGTACGTGGGGCAGCAGAAGGTATGCGATACACCCGTGTTGCCCGCATGCTGGCACTCGACCGCCCACGTACCACTCTCCAAGATGGCACCACATCACCAACCGTGCTGGGACTGTGGCCAACCATCCCGAACTGCAAGGTCTATTTCCTCAGTGCAGTAGACCAAGTTTCACCACTCGGTGGGCCAGTCAGTTCACGCGATATAGCAATCTTCGCAAGCTACTATGCCCGCGCTCTCAACCTACAAGAGGAACTCAGCCATTGGCTACAGTTCACCACGAGCTTTGGATACCGCCCAGCGGGCACAGCAGCCTACGGCACCCACCAAGATGTCATTATGCAGCTGCCACAATCCCAGCTCGGCCCCACTGTGCTACTCCCCATCGTCCAAGCTGTTGATACTCTGGATTCAGAGAGTATTAGCTGTGAGATGGATGAGCCACAATCCCTACTGCTAGCCGGCATCGCCCGTGCTTCAGTGTACCTCTCAGCCTTCCAAAATGTCTCATCTGCAGCACTTGGGCACTTAGTCACTCGGGCCTCCGGGCAACTTGCCCACCGTGCAGCCAAGCACCAACGCCAATTCCACACCCGTTCAGCCGACAGTGCCCCCTCGACATGTGCAACCATCGCACTAGCCAGCAAGCTCGGGTGGGATGAAGCCTTCTCGGAAGCATGGATGGCACTCTCACCAAACCCCACCATAGCGAGCGGGCCTTTCCTTCCAATCGAGTCTGAAGAGGCACTTCCTTGGTTGGAAGCACTGCCAGCGACGGCAGCACTGCTCGGGCTTCTAAAACCGTGCCGCATCAAAACCGCACCTGCCCCTGGACAATATCTGCAAGTTGGGGTTGTTGAAGGCCGCATGAGCGACAACGACGCTTTTTACTCACTGCAGGCCATCAAGGCTCAACCAACCATCACTCAAGTCCTCTTCAGCCAAGACTGGCCAGAGCGTCCAAAAACCTACCGCGCACGCCTGAGCTACCGGCATGTGCCCTGCGATGCACAATACCTCACACACAACCTTGGGGACTGCCGCTGGACCTGCCTGTTCCAACTCCCCAGCACCCGCGGCGTGCTGCAGGCACTCAATGCACATGAACTGAGAGGGAACTGGACCTGGCACTATGAATGGCATAATCCCTTCACCTGGACCGACGCCCTGGAACAGTTCGTCCAGGAGGGAGCCCCCCTCCCACCCCCACTACCCTCTTCACCATCGCCACAACACCCAGGAAGCAACCTTGTAACAGTCCCAGCCGCCCCACCACCAGATTACCCTGCTGGCCCACCCGGGGACCCCAACATCCTCAGAGACCACCTGGGCGATGCGTGGGGAGCCATCGTGGACTCGCGCAACGCCATAGCAGCGGTCGTGGGCCGCCAACTGGAGACCACACGCTATGAGTCCATGGCACGTACATTTGCTGGGGCAGTAACGGGCATTGACTTCCAAACCCTCAGTGTGCTGGTTGACCCCATGGTCCAGCCACTGCTGTGGTCCTGGATGGCATTGTACGCTGATGAAGCCGCAGCATGGTCACCCTCCCCAGGGATGCAGGAGAACTGCCGGCAAGTTGCCGCTTTCTCTAGGGCAAATCTGGGGGTGTACGCCGAGCCCTCAATACCCACAGAGCTCGAGCACGCAAGCATCCCCTCACGCCCACCTGATGACGAAGCAGCGGCTTTACAGGCCGCAATTGACTCCACAGCTGGCTCGGGTTTTCACCACGAGGACCGCGCTGGTGCGACGACTGCACAGCCCGCCGGAGACACCCCAACTGGCGGAGCTGGCTCACCGCCCAGCACCCCCTCACCAGAGCCACCACGCTCACCCACTGCGGCAGCCTCTGGGCCTACCAGCCCAGAGCCGCAACGTGGGAGCGTGTTCACAGCAGCGGAGTTCACGGCCCCTACACAATGAAAGAGCTAGGACAGATTCCACGTCTGAACTGGCAACCAGGGGTCTCCACAGGACTCAACTACTCCACCCCCGACCAATTTTTATGCATCGGCTGTGCCGTACGCGCTGAAGCCTTGCAGCTACAGCAGTACCGCATAATGGCCCCCTTAGCCCCAACCCTTGTACGCACATGGCTCAGTGCACAGCAAAGGGCCATGCTGCAACTCCCAACACCAAGTTGGCCCGGCACGCTGGAAGCTGCTAAGATACTCCAGACCAACACCACTGCCCTGGGAAAGGCAAAAACGCGGCTAACCCTGGCCATGCTGGACCGCATGTCCCCCCTGAGCTCAGACGAGAGACTAGCGGTCATGCACAACCTGGACACAGAGGAACACACAGTGGTCGCCTGGCTGTACTGGGTCAGGATCGCACCCCTGGAAGACACTGGGTACCCCAAGGAGCATGCTCCCCTGCTCCGGCTCCATGAGATAGGCTTTTTCAAGGAACAGCTCGACCTTTTGCGCTTGCTCCCACGCAACTCGCCACCAGAAGACATACGCCTGTTCCACCTGCTGCGGAAATTTGGGCTATTTTCCGGGCGCGACTTACAAGATGCAGACTGGGCTGCTGAGCGGGCCAACAGTGAAGCCAACTATGCACAACGCCAGCGCCTCACAAACAACGCATGGTACCAGCAGCGGTTCCAACACCACGCACGCATAGCTGCACTCCGCACACTGCGTAACCTAGCGCAGCGCCGCAGTCCAACACTCACAGACTGGTGGGCCAGGCGCATAGTCAGCACACCCTCGGGGAGCAGTAGCCAACGCCACACCGTAGACCAATATCGCACCCCACTCCACCGCACAACTGACCGAGCCAACAAGCGTGTTGTCTATGCATACAACTCAGATGCACACCCGGAGCAACTGCTCACCACACAGCCACACTGCATAGCCCGCTGCTCCACTAAGCCTGAACCTGGCCGTAAGCGCCGCGCCCTATACGCTGCTTGCGATTGTTCCACCATCATCAGCTCCTGGGCCAGCTTCGGTCTGGAGGACGCCATGCGTTGGGGGGGGATGGTCGCACGGCAGGCACCGAGTGATGTCTATGAGTGGCTTAACATGCATGCTCTAAGCCTAAAAGCGCGCGGGTACTGGCTCTCCCTCGACTACAGCGACTTCAACAAAGAGCACCGCTGGTGGGAGCTGGCGGCTGTCAACCTGGCTCTCTTCCATGCCTGGAAAACATACCCAGATCCACGTATACGGGAGGACAAGATGAAAGCCGCCTTGTGGACAGCCCTCAGCCACCACAACCGCTGGGCAGTCCTGGGGACCACAGTATGGCGGCCACTCAACGGACTATTCTCAGGGCACCGGGACACAGGGCGGGACAATACGCTGCTACACCACATCTACCAGCAAATACAGCTCGACCTAGCCTCCATATGCAGTGATGAATTCCGCAAGCCAGTCAGCACGCACATGTGCGGCGATGATGAGGATACTCTCTTCTGTAATGAAACCGACGCAACACTGTACTATGCAATAGGCGCTGCAGCCGGCTGGCACTTCAACCCCAGGAAGCAGATGATCAGCCCAAACACACACGAGTTCCTACAGTACCTGTGCCACGATGAGACTGGCCCAACCCAACCACTAATCCCCAATGTAGTGGCCTTTGTGAATGGCAATTGGTACAAAGACCCCCTGTCCGACCCACACGGAATGGGTGAGGCAATAGTGCGGGTAGGCATCGAGTTGATAAACCGTGGCGGAGCACCAAAGCCGGTGCTGCAAGCAGTACACTGGTGCGCATCCTCCTGGTACAAGTGGACATATGGTCGCTTTGTGCGGTGGGATGCTCTGCTTTCTGACAATCTCCGCCGACACCCAGCCCTCAAGCAGTGGGATGCACCCGGGCACCCCAAGAAATCATCCCAGGTAGCCCCACAGCTGCAGGCCACATTAAGGAGGCTGAACCCCCCAGGGCTGCAGGCTGCAATGCGCCAATGGTGGCCACTACTACAACACATCCCAGAAGGACAGCGGGTAGGTATCATTGACACCATACGCACAGACGCCTTCAAGGCATGGTTCATCTCAGCCTGGAATAAGAACCCTCCAAAGCCGATCCTACCAACTGGATGGGTCCCCCAGCTGCAACACCAACCAACACGGCATGCTACCCTGGCCGAGACACTCATTGTGGCAGAGCACTCTGCTGTGCCCGAACAACCCCTCACGCTAGCTAAGGTAGCAGCAATAACTGGAATCCCAACTGTGCTACTCCAGCGTCTAGACCTGCACATGCTCAACAAACTGGGGACACCACAGGTCGCCGGTTATGTAGGCTTTGTGGACGAGCCCCAGCCCAACCCGGCGCTCCAAGCCTACAGGAGCGACATAATTGGTGCGGCCACCTGGCTGAAATAGCCCACTGACGCCGGGCACCCCAAACACCTACCACAGGTTTACAGTGGAATTAAATACCCCTCATGTTTCCCC